ATGACGCTAAAAAGAACGGTCATGGGCTTATTGTCTTAAAGGCTAGGGATAAGGGATTCTCTTATATGAATAGTGCCTTATGCCTCTATGAATGGACTTTCTTTCAGGACAATGAGGTGGGCGTGGGAGCATCTTCTCCTGCCTATGTAAGCTCTTTTCGGTCTAAAATCGTTAATGCATGGAATAAGCTCCCTCCTGCCCTTCGGCTGCGGAAAGACCTTAAAGACAATGAGAATACGATTATCTCTGGTTATAAGACCAAGGAGAATGGCGTTTGGGTGGAGAGAGGAAATAAAAGCGTTATCCATTTCCGTTGTATGGACAATCCTGATATGTTCAGGGGAGAGAGGCTTGGCTTGATGGTCTTTGAGGAAGCGGGTGAATTCAAAGAACTTATCAGGTCATATATGTCCTCACAGGCATGCTTTATGGATGGGGCGATACAATTTGGTGTTCCTATTGTCGGGGGCACATCGAATATGATGAATAAAGAGAACGATGACTTCATGGAGATGTATTACAACTGCGAGAAATACAATCTAAAGTCTTTCTTTATCCCTGCTTCTAAGGCTATGTACGGATATTTTGATAGGAAGACGGGTGTCTCTGATGCTCCCGAAGCGGAAATCTATCTAAATGAGAAAAGGAGCATGCTAAGGAATGCTAAAGATAAGACCGCCTATTATCTCTATCTTCAGGAATACCCTCTTAAACCCGAAGAAGCTTTTATGGTGTCTAACAAATCTCCTTTCGATTTGCATAGGATTAATGAGCAGAGGACAGCGATATTACAGTCGGAGTCTGTTCAGGCGATGGTACAAAAGGGAAACCTTGTTTGGGGCGATAAGGAGGGGGAGGTGATATGGCATCCTGACCCTGATGGGAAATTCCATATCATCCATCATCCAGAGCCGGGGATGAAGAACCTTGATATCGGGGGCGTTGACTCATATACGCAGGAGACAGCACCGAATTCTGTTTCTAAAGGCTCTTGTATCATCTACCGTAGATTTGGTGGTGTCTCTGATGTCGGAGAGATGCCGATAGCGCAATATACCGATAGACCGTATACTAAAGACGAATGGTATGAGAACTGCCTGAAAATCGCTGTTTATTATAATGCCAAGCTCTTAGTGGAATATACCGATGAAGGATTTTTTAACTATTTTACAAAACATAAAGCCACAAAATATCTCAAAGAGAGACCTAGGAGTGCTGACAGTCCTTGGTCTAGGGTGGCGAATAGGTATGGTGTTCATATGAAAGCCTACCAGAAGAATCTGATAGTAGAACTTATCGATGACTACATAAAAATGAACTGCGAAGAGATATATTATTTAGACCTATTGGAAGAATTAGCTAACTTTGGCATTAAAAATACTGATAGGGTAATGGCTTTTGGCATTGCTTTATTACATAATTCTGATAATGACAATGTAAGGGTAATGCGTAAAGACGAAAAAGAAAAAACAGAGATATTTCCTCATTTTGAAATAGTTAATGGACAGATTAAGCCTGTACATAATAAAAATATTCATAATTTTAATAACAGAAATACTGACCCTTTGGGTATTATTACTATAAGAAACTAATAAAAGAATATATATGGACTTTCCAAAACAGAATATTCCCGATAAGAAGAAGACAAAGAAGTGGTGTAAAGATGTCATCGATGCCATTATAAACTATGAATCTACTACTAGCACCTATAGCCGTGAAAAGAAAAAGGACTACGACAACTACCTTTTCTTCAATGGCATCTTCGACCCCAAGAACTTTGAATATGTAACGCAGACCTATGGTATCACCTCTCCTGCCAGACTTGTTAATTACCCTATCATACAACCGAAGATAGACCTTTTAGCAGGTGAGTTCTTGGCATCGCCATTACATTTTACTGTCTCTGCCATCAATGAAGATGCGGTATCAAGAAAACTTGATAAGAAATTAAAGTTGCTGGTAGATAAATTGACAGGACCGATTATTAGGGAGATAGAGGAGGAAGTGGGAATTGACCTTGATGCTGAAATGGCTGCTAGTATCATCCCCGATGATATCGATGAGTTCATGCGTAAGAACTATAGGGAGAATGTCGAAGATATGGTATATAACGGACTGAATTATCTTATCAGCAAAGACTATCTAAAAGCCTCTTTCAAGCGTGGCTTCTATGACTTGGCGATTACGGCAAAAGAATTCTATCAGGTATCGATAAGGAACGGTAATCCTTTCGTTAGGAGGGTAGACCCAAGAAACCTTATCTGGAATGTAAATACCGAAAGCGAAACGATACAAGACTCCGCTTGGGTGGCAGAAGAGAGATTCCTTACCATCAATGAGATTGTCGATGAATATTCTGATTTCCTTAGCAATGAGCAGATAGGGGAACTTGAGGAATTAAGATATTCCAGCCAACAGGACATCGCTAAATTCAATAAACCTTATCAATATTATTATACCAATGATGGTAATGACAGTATGAAGATTAGGGTGATACAAGCGGAATGGAAATCTCTTAGGACATTAAAATTCAAGTTAAGTGAAAACCCTCATGAGCCAGATGTTCCTTTCAGGAAAATGCTTAGAGATGACTATAAGCCTAAGAAAAGAGACAATATAGAAAAGAGAACGGTAAATGATATTTGGGAAGCGATACAGATAGGTCATGATATGATAATAAAAAACCGCAGGAGACCGAACCAGATAAGAAGCGAACAGAATTATGCCGTTGCCAAGTTAAGTTATATCGGTGTCATAAAAAATAATATCGATGGCATGACCTTAAGCCTTGTCGATGCGATGAAGAACGTACAGTTGCTATATAATATCGTTATGTACCAGATAGAATTGGCGATGGCACGTTCTGGTGGCAAGGCTGTTGTTTATGATGTGGCACAGAAGCCTAGTGGAATGGGTGTTGAAGATGTTCTTTACCATGCTAAGAACTCTGGAATAATCGTTATCAACTCCAAGCAAGAGGGAAACCAGATGTCTACCTTCAACCAATTCCAGCAGATTGACTATACCCTTTCTAATAGCGTTCAGCAGTTAGTGAATCTAAAGGTTATGCTTGAGCAAACGGCAGACCAGATTACAGGAATCAATCAAAGCAGGGCAGGATTCCAAAAGACCGATGCCGTTGGTGTCAATGAAAGGGCGGTAATGCAGTCATCGCTGATAACAAGACCGTTATTTGATATCCACAGCCAAACGATAGAGATGGTCTTTAATGGTCTTGCCGATTTAATGAAGGTGTGTTGGAATAAAAGCATGAAGATGAGCTATATCCTTGGCGATACCAGTATCAAGATGTTTGAGATTACCGATGAGATATCGATGTCCGATTACGGAATCTTTGTTACCAATTCCTCTAAAGACTTCGATGACAAGAAAAATATCCAGAACCTTGCTTTTCAGGCAATCAGTTCTGGTGCTGTCAGGTTAGAGGATATGATTAAAATCATTAATGCCGAGTCTTCTAAAGATGCGGAGATTATCCTTGAAAAAGGCGTTGAAGAAGTTCGCAAGCAAGAGCAGGCGAATATGCAGATGCAAGCACAGGCACAACAGGAGCAGGCGATGGCAGAGCAGCAGAAAGCAGAGATTGACTATAAGAAGTCTCAGGAATCCAATCAGACGAAAGTTCAGGTGGCACAAATCGAAGCCGAAGCGATGATTGAATCAACAAGAATGAAAATTGAAAAAGATGAGACCTCACAGGAATTTAGCCAGAACCATAATTTAGACCTAGAGATGCTTAAATCGGCAAATGAAGAAACCAAAGAGGAGGTGGTAGAGTAATATGTGAAGTAAAAAGAATTTTGTATATATTTGTTAAATAAAGATTATAAAATGGATAATAACGAAACCGAAAAAGTAGCATTGGCAGAAACAGTAGAAGATGTCAATGTCGTTGAGGAAGAGCTTTTTAATCCTGAAGCTTTTCTTGAAGAAGAGCCTATAGAAGTAAAAAGTGAAGAGGGGGAAGAGGAAATCAAAGACGAAAAAGAAGAAGAGGGAGAAGTTGTTGAGGTGAAGGGAGAAGTTGTTAGCGAAGAAACAAAAGATGAGGTCAAAGGAGAAAAAGAAACAGAAGCTGTTGTTGTAGAAGATGATGGCTATTCTGATTGGGGAACTATTGAAGACGAGAAAGAAGAGGCGGTTACTGAAGAAAAGGTAGAAGAGACACCAGTAGAAAAGATTTCTAATTGGGAAGACTTAGCTGATGATTTAGGAATCAAAGTGGAGTCTTACGATGATTTAGTAAATAAAGTAAAAGGTTCGTTATCGGTAAATAAAGGGAATGACAAGACGGGATATCTTAAAAAGATGATAGACCTTGCCGATGAGGAATTAATGAAAAAAGAATTAAAAGCACGTGGCTATGACGAAAATGAGATTACAGAAGAAATCGATGATTTAGTCGATGAAGGTAATCTTGGCAGGGAAGCGAAACGTGTAAGAAAGAGTTTGGATAGAGCAATTGCCAATGAGCAAAGCAATATCGAAAAAAGTGAAAGGGAATCGGTAGCGAAGCAAACTGAAGAACTGGAGCAAGCAAAGACAGGACTTAATGAATTTTTGTCAAAGACAGATGAATTCTTTGGAGGTCGTGTTAATAAGATTCAAAAGGAGCAACACTTTAAGTATATCACTTCTGGTAAGTTCCTTAATGAGATTATGAACAGCCATGAGAATCTTGCGAAAAGTGCATGGCTATGGCGTTATCGGGATAAAATGCTTTCTGATACGGCTAAGAATAGTCGTTCTAAAGGCTTTGAAGAAGGAAAGAAGCAAATTCTTGACAATATTCAAAATCCTGAGACCGTAAAAGTAACTAGAGTTCCTGAGCCTGAAACTGGAGAGTTTAATGCAGGGAAATTCCTAGATACTGAAAATATGTAATTAATTAACAATAAATAAAACTTTAAGAGATGAGGTTTAATACTGGAACATACGGAGACGATACCGTGAAAAGTAATGCTCTGGTTGCTAATTTACTTAAGTACCCAGAAATCTCTAAAGCTCTTATTCGGCAATATCCTCAATATAGTCTTACCTATTTTTTGGAAGGAACGGGAAGATTTGCCAAAGAAGAGTTGATAGGAGATGTAGCGTTTAAGTGGGCAATCTTAGGTCGTTTGAACAGACCTTCCACTGCTACTGCTAATAA